AAAAAAAAAACAAAAAACCATTTTAATCCTCCCATTCATTTAATCTTTTCTCAATTAAAGAATCAAGTTCAACTTTCATTGCTTTATACATTTTCCGTCTGGCTTTTTTTGGATTCTTTAATTTACAGTCATGAATAACTGATTCTTCAAGAACAATCTCAAATGGCTCAAATTCCTGTTCCTGAACCCTTTTTGATACCTGAACTGATATTTTATGATATTTAATTGCCATTTATTCTCCTTTACTTCAAAAAATTCATTTTAAAATTTTCAGTTTTATGATTTTCTGGCATAATCGTATATCTTTTCAATTGAAAAACCAAGTAATCAATAAAATTTATTTATCTTAATTTCAACCTTTCTATAGGTTTTTAACAAATGAATTGGCCTGCCGTGCACCATATCCATAAGTCGTGACATTATCCTTGAATATTCTTTTTTCCTGGTAATCTGTTCTATATCATAATTTGTAGTAACTATCGTTTTTCTATTTTCCTGGTATCTGGTGTCAATTATTTGATCTAAAATTTCTAAAGTAAAATCTGTATTCTTTTCAATTCCAAGGTCATCAAGTATCAACCATTTACAATGAGAAACCTTTTTAACCAAAGAATCAAATTGCCATAAACCATTATCTGGATCCCGATCGTTGTTTTTTATCAATCGGCGTAATTCAATAAAAAGATCAGCTACTCTAAAAAATCTTGTATTATGATCAAGGTAAAACCAAGATTTTTTTTTTGATAATAAAACCAAAGCACATGCATAAAAAGTTTTACCAGTACCTGGCTTTCCATAAAAAAATGCAGACTGATTAATTAATTTTTTTAATTTGTGATAATTATCAATTTCAAAATTTGGATAAAATGCAATTAACTCCCTTGCAATTTTTAATGGAAATCGTTTGATTATATATTTTTTAAATCTTTCATGTGAACTTAAATCTTCATCATCTTGAATAACCAGTTCAGGTTTATACCCTGGATCAGCATCAAATACGTTTTCTATCTCCATTTTAATCATCCTTACTAAAAGTAAAATCGTTATTTATAATTCCTTGCCGGCTTTCAATCGTTGAATTATTATTATTTAGTCTATTTTCTTTTTCCATAGCAGCTTCAACTTTAAAAAATTTATTTCTAAACGATTTTCCAGATTGTAAAATATGTGAATAATCATTTCCTATTGTTTCAGCATGATAATTTAAAACAGCTTTTATTCTTTCTTTTATTTTTCTTGGAACTCTGCCGGGTTTAATTTTTAAATCCTGTTGAACTAATAATCGAATTTGATTAAACCATTCATTGAAACCTTTGAATTTCATTTTTGGATATTCTTCAGAATTTATTTTCTTTAGTAGTTTTGCAAGGTGAATAAAATATTTATTATCTGGATTCTCAGGATCATTCAAATTATATTTTGTAATTTGATTTCTTGAAATTCTAAAAATATTCAAATAAAATTTATTTTCAGAATCATAAAAGCTTGAGGGTGGATACCCGAAAGAATGAGATTTAGATTTAAAATTATTAATTTTCCTTAAAGCATTTTTATTTAATACTTTAGTATTCCTATAAGCATTTATATAAGGCGTCCACCGGGTGGCTTTTTTGCCCGGGTGGAAACTGGCTTGCAAATCCCCACTCTCCCCATTTTTGCCCGGGTGGGTTTCCATTAATATTTTTTGCTTGTTATGCTCTTCAAAAACTTTTCTGTTTTGCTCTTTACTCACATAACGCAAATGAATATACCACCCTTTTACCCGATTTGTTTTACTATCAAAAATAGAAACGTCCTCAATCAATCCAATTTCAAGTAATTTCTTTTTGGCAGCCCTTATTTTTTTATAGTTCATATGCAGCCCCTTGGCAGCAAAAGCAGTCGTTGCTTTTATCTGATCAGTCTTTTGCATTTGGGAGCACATATTGTAAAACAAATATAAAAGAATAGCAGTATCTCCACTTGGAGTCCCTACCAATTTTTTATAATGATGAACTGAAATATAAGTAATTTTAAGCCATTCATCAGCCACATATCCATGAAAATCTTTATCACTTACCCTTTTCATATCAACTCTCCTACTTCAATAAATGATGATAAAAGGCTTTTTGAAATTTATCAGTGATAGAATATGAATAATGCCCTCTGGCTATTACAATTGAAAACCATTCATGATGGCAAAGATATCCTATTACTTTTTTGATATCATCAATAGTTATATCCATAGTAAAAGATAAATATTCAATAGATGGGACTGATTTGTAAACACTAAAAAATAAATGAATATGAACCAAAAACTTTTTAATATATTCGTTTTCTTGGGTTTCATAATGATCAGAAAGGGAATGAGGACTAAACTCAAAAATAGATTTTTTCCCAATAGGTTTCTTGAACTTACAATTATTCATTGAACTTTCTCCTTGTTTAAGCTTTCTGCCTGGGAGCGTTACAAGGAGATTTCATCAACCGAATGGACAAAACCAACACTCCCGTTTCCTTGCCGGGCCAATGGCAGGGTGGCAGAATAAAATTTGATTATATTAATTAAATATCAAAAAATCAAGTAATATCATATTATTTTTATAACTTCTTAAAATCATTGAAAATTAAATACCTTGTTTAAAATAATTTGAATTTGTTTAACCTTCATATCTCCTGGGTCAATCCCCAGATTATGTTTTACTATTTCGGCATCTTTACCAGCAAAAATAAGTTGTTTCATTAATTTTTTAGCTGATTTTATACCAGCATTATCAGGGTCAAAAAGAATATAAACCGTTTCATATTTTTTCAATAATAAAAATTGTTCTGCCGTATAATCAACCCCAAAACAACAAGTAGCTGGATAGCCTGCTAAAACCACTTTCCAGACATCAAAAATACCTTCACAAAGAATTATAAAAGGAAAGTTAGCTGGATCCGGGGCATTATATAATATTGTTTTGTGTTCAATTTTTTCTATCTTGGCAGGACATGTTATATATTTCAAAGAACTATAATTGGTATGATCTCTGGATTGCCATGATACCACTTCATTATCAAATAAAATAGGGGCTATAATTCTATATGATAAATCTATTTCATCTAAAAAACCTGCGCATCCAGTAGCAAATAAATGGAATTTCTTAGCAATCCAGATTGAGTCTTGCCTTGAGAATCCCCTTTTATTCATAAGATATGCCATTGCCACTGGCCGCTTAAGTATTGGCTTTATATCATCAGGCATTTTAAATTTAAAACGAACAACTTTGATCTTATGTTCTTTTATTTTGGTATTTCCATTATACTGTTTTATAAGCTTGTTTGCATCTTTGAATGGAATGCCAAGTAATTGCATTAAAACTTTTTGGGTAGATTTAAATCCACACCGCCAGCATTTAAAATAATTTTTACTTAAATTATACCCCAAATGATTACCAGAATGACCTGAACAAAAAGGACATGGAATATTATACCAACCTGATCTATAATGCTTTTCACCTTCATGGGCATATCTAATTGAATAGTCTTGAAATAATCGGTTGATATCCACTTTCTATTTTCCTTTTTTAATATGATTAAAAACAATTTCATTTACAGCTTGAAAATTATAATTAACCACATAAATATTAAAAAATACCCCTTTAGTTTCTTCACTAAATTTGGTAGCCAGGGTGATTGCTTCTTTTTCAGTTTTTATTAATTCCTCCCCGGCGAATTTATCAGGGAAAGTATCAACAGTATACATCTTATTTTCTTTTCGCAAAAAGCGAACCATATACCCTTTGTCCTTTCCTTTTATTATTTGCAAAGCAACTTCCAACTTCATTTTAATTCCTTTTTATTATTCTTGGATTCCTATTGACTTTAGATCTTATTTTGCACATTTCACATTTTAATTTTTTAGGAGGCAAAGCTGACCCATAATAAAAGTATTTGCCCCCACATTTTGTACAAATAAGCAAAAATCCTTTTTCTTCTTTTTTAGGAATAATTCCAATTTTAAACCCTTTTGGTATTTTCATTTCCTTTTCATTTCCTTTTCAAAGAAATTAATCCAAGATTTATGATGATATCTCCAAAAAGAATTTCCTGATAGTCTTTGACAATTGATTGTCCTGAAAATAATTAAATGAGCAGAAATGCCAAAATCATCACAATTATTTAAATAGTTATCGATTGAATCTGCTATAGATTTAATCACCAAATAAAAATCAATCGTTATTCCTTGTTTGGATAAAAACTGTTTAAATAATTCTTTTTCTTTTTCAGTAATTTTCATTATATCCCCTCTCCCTCCCTAAATTGCAATACCATTCAAATGATCAATTTCATGTTGAACCATCACAGCTGGCAGACCTTTGAAAATTGCAAACATTTTTGCCCCAGTCACCAATTGATAAGTGACTTTAATTTTTTTATATCTGCGTTTAATCACTCGATTTACATACATTCTTTCTGGAAAAGACATGCATCCTTCTTTATATTTCTTAATACCGGCAGACTTCACAGGAATAGAAACCGGATTAACCATAACAACCGGTTTCTTATTAATCACAACAATGATTATTCTGCGATGTTCACCAATTTGACTTGCAGCCAGGCCAATACAGATTTCTTTATTTTCTTCTATAGTATCAAGCATGTCTTGAATAATGGTTTTATTACGATGTACTTCAATATCAGAAAAATAACATTTTACACTTTTCTTGCTCAATTTAACCACATCAGTACTAATTTTTTTAATCATTTTCCTTTCCTTTCTTTTTAATTAAAGTATTCTGTCTATTAATTTTTAATGCTTTTAAATATTCTGCCCGGCGATCGCATTTAGTAATATTTGGACATGGGTGACAAAGACTCAAATCAATCCAATATCTATTAAAACAATAAATCCAGAAATCAGGTCTTTCACAATATTCTGGTGGATCAGGTAAATAACCACCAAGATTCTTTTTTGGTATTTCAATTATCATTGGTGGATTTCTTTTTATAATTCTGGAATTTCTTTTTATAATTCTGGAATTTCTTTTTATTATTTTTTTATTCCGTTGCATAAAGTTCCTATCTTTCATTATAAATTGAATGTAATTGATTGAAAGCTTCTGAGATTTCTACCGGTTTATAATGATATCTTTTTAAAATTTTTCTTAACCATGGTCGAAGACCTTTTGATGGGGCCGAATAAATTGCAATTATCCTGGCTATCTTTTGTATAATTGGATTAGGATTATTCACAAAATTATCATAAACCATAATTGATTCTGATAATGGATAAGTATGTATATTAATGGGCTCCCCTGTAAAATATATATTAGTTCGTTTTAATGCATATTTTTTAATAATCAAAGAATTCAATTTATATTTACAACAAGTGAATAAAAAGTTTTTAAAATTTTCTGATTTACTCGAATCATACTTGTTAACTACTTCACAAAAAACAAGATTAAATTCAGCAATTAATTCTTCAACTTCAAATCCGGTTCTACGGGAAAATGTATTTGCCAATTTTTTTATAAATTTTTCGTAATCATAATAAAGATCAGTTACCAATTGTTTTTCACTTTTCATTAACCATTCCTTTGAATACTTTTTTCAATTCCAAGTTCATGAAATTTTTTTGAACAAGTTGAAGCAGCCCCTCGCAAGACCGTTTCTTTATAATCAAAATAATAAAATATGTATGCTTTCTTTTTTCTTTTCTTTACCTCTTTGTTTTCTGGAACCCGGGTCACTCTTCCAAAAAATTGTTCAAAAGCATCTGGATCAGCTACCGGAGAAGTTAAATGAAGAACAGACATTAATTCTTCATCAAATCCTTTCCCTATTAATCTATCAGTTGCAAAGATAAATTTCACCTTGTTTTTCATAGCTTGAGCAACTATTTTTTTCCTTTCCACCCGGGATACCTTACCGATTAATAATTTAGCAGTTAATTTAAAATGATGGGGCATTAAGTCTATCAAAGTTTCCAAATGTTTTGAACTTGATGAAATTATTAAGTGAATTCCATAAATATCAACATTGTTTATAATGGTATCAATAATTAATTTATTTCTGGTTTCATCCTGCAGCATTAAAGATTTTGCTGTTGAATATGACCGACGGAAATTAATTTCCCCATTATATGTGGAACTCACAAAAATACCGGCAGCTGGTAATTTTTCCACTGATTCTCTATTTATTGCAAGATGAATCCCACCCAACAGCCATAGCATCACCCGGGTTTTTCCATCCCTACGCCTGGGGGTGGCTGATAATCCCATCACATATTCACCCTTAAAATTGTTTATAATTCTTTCGTAAGATTCAGTGGCCACTATATGGCATTCGTCAACGATCATCATTCCAAAATGATCAAGTAAATTTAAGCGGTCTCTAAGGGTTTGCATTAATGCGACGGTAATTGATTCAATCTTTTCAATACCACCCCCCACATGACCAATTTTATTTTCTGGGATTCCTAAAAAAATGGTTATTCTGCTTTTCCATTGTTCAAGTAATTCAGTAGTGTCAATAATTATAATTGTAGGTTGATTAATTTGAGCAACTTTATAAAGGGACATCACCGTTTTACCGGTTCCGGTTCCAGCTTGCAAAATTCCATTCTTGACAGAATATTTTTTAAATAAATGCTGGCCTTTACTTTTTTTTAATTTTCCTTTAAATTTAAAATCGGTAGTACCAAGAGTAGTTCTTTTATTTATTATTTTGTATTTCACGCCATGACGCATAAAAATCTTTTTAACAATATTAAAACCACCTCTTGGCACCACCAAATCGCTGCCATCAAATTCATAATAGTAAAGCCATTCATTAATTTTACGGGAAGTCCATCTCCCATCTTTCTTTTCTTTTGCCACAATATAGCCCCTGGGCCTGTCACTCATTTTCAATCGTCTGCGTTTACAGATAGCAAGATACTCAGGATTGCGCATGGTAAATTTTGAACGAATTTCGTTCTCGAGAATATATGGAAAAACCAAACGAACTTTATTGTCAAGAATAATTCTTTGTGATAAATTTTTCTTTTTCCTGGGAGGTGGATTCCTTTTTACCAGCATTTTTATTATCCTATATTATTTGGCTATATCATTAAGCAATCGGTAATATCCAATGAAAGAAGAAATATTATGTTGACAATAATCATTTCTGACTTCTGTTTCAATTGGGCTATGAGTAAATGCCCCTTTACTGAGCCCCCGTTTGATAAATGATTTTGCTTGAAATTTTAATTGTCTTTTTACAATATTCAAATAGATATCTCTTTGTTCCCATCTTGGGAAAGCCATGTCCATAAATCGAATATAAGACAAAAGACACTCAGATCGACAAGCCATTGGTCCGGCAGCTTTTGATGGTCTATCTCTCAAAGTTGTTTCAACTATCTTGGAAGCATACGGAAACAAAACATTATCAATTAAAGTGGGGTCAGCATACTTTGTAATTTCTTCAATTGCTTGCATCATCCAATGATCCCGGACAAATCCAACTTTACCAAAATACTCATAATAAGCTGCGATCGTTTGCAATATGGTAGCACTCATCAAAGTAAAATTAATAAGAAATTTTAAATTTTTTGATAGGGCCAAAAGGGCTTCCCCTGGGTAAAATGAAGAATAGAATTTTTTATCTTTTCCGGTATAAACATTTCTTTTGTGAAAATCAAATAATGATGTGGTAGGATTAATGCAATTCGCAATATATTGAATAAGAGATCGGCCCCGGTTCAGGTATTCAATATTATTAAATAAATGATGACCATCATTGTAGTCATTAATAATAGAATAAAACCGAAAAAAGGCACAAGCTCCCAAACCATTGGCACCAAGTTTAATATAACTATCCTCAACAGCAACCCAGCAAGCGCCAGATTCAAATAAATTTGATTTTTGAATATATTCCTTTTCCATATAATCCAAAGATTTTTGGACAGCATTCAAAATATCTGGGTTTTTGGTTTCCCGGTAAACATCCAGCATGGCCCACAATGACCCAAAATGACGAAGGATGTTATATCCTTTTATTCTTTTCAATGATTTGCAATCATACCCATAAATAAAACGACCATCATCTTCAATAAGTCTTTCAAGCCATTCACTTCCTAACTTAGCAATTTTCAAACTTTCTGTATACATTTGATTCCTTTATATAAATAAAAATGGTAAAAATATGGCCAAGCTGACCAAAAACAAAACTCCCTCTAAGACATATTTTAAAAATTCTTTTAATTTCATATTTTTAAAGTAGACCGCATTAATGAAAGTTCATCCCGCATTTGATTGATATTCGTGATTGTCTGATAATTAAAAGAAGGTCGATAAATAATCATCAATGCAATTTTTTTAAAATGATTCACTGGTTTAACAATTGCAAAAGTATTTACAAAAGTAGTCACCCATCCATGTTGAATTACTAATTGCTCAAGACGGTATTTGATTTCATTCTCGAGTTCATTCATTCTATATTTAAAATCATCATTAATAAAATTATGGGTAAAAGATAAAAGCAATTCATCTTTTCCATAAAACTCAATATTAAAAGTATGCCGGTTTTGTTTCATTTTTTCTCCTTAAAAAATGGGGGCCAAAGCCCCCGGTTAGTTATGCTGCCAATTTCACTTCTGCAATATGTTCAGCCATGCTCCAAAAAGATTGATTTAACATCTTGTCCCGTTTGATATTTGAAACTTCCCTTGTTTTTGATCGTCTGCCGGAAGCTGCCCTGCCAGAAAGCCCGCCTTTGATTGCATTTTCTTGAATTCGATTAAAAGTTGTCCATAAATTAGTTTTTTCATCATCCCGTCGCCTGGCAACCAAAAGCTGTTCAGGTTGAATTGATGAATGATCAGAACCCTCGAACATTATTTCATGGGCGGCAGAAGCAAAAATATTTTGTTCATTTGGGCTTAATTCTATTGATTCCCATGTTTGAATCCTGTCCCCAACCTTTTCCATATTACCAGCAACAAATTTAGCTGATTCAATAAAAAAGTCTGCATCAAATCCCATATGGCGATGCCGGTATTCTGCCAAATTTGAACCAACAATTAATCCATTGGAACAAACTAATCTATAAATTCCACCAGTCAAAATATAGGCAGAACCAGCATCATGTGAATTATAAAGGGTCATTTGTAATCTACGATCACCCAGGTCAAGTTCTGGCCGGGTAAAAGTAATTGCATGTTGTTGAAAGCCCTGTTTTTCAATCAATCTTGGTCTACCCTGCCTGGCTTCAACCGGAGTCCAACCAGCATCCCTGAGATAATTAACAGCTGAAATGGTGGGAATAAAAGAATATTTGTCAGAGGTTTTAAATGATGGGAGAGTGGCCCCTATACTGGATGCTTTTGCAATGAGTTGATCATTTGATAATTCTACTGAAGGTTTGTGATCTTTGAAGTTTAAAATTGTCATGGCGTTTTCCTTTATCTTAATTGATTATTGGGTCTTTCCCGTAACCCATTAACAATCATTATATAGAAGTTAAAGTAAAAATCAACCCCCTTTTATAGTTTTTTTAAAGTTTTTTTAAAAAGTCTTGCCATTCTTGCCAACAGCCAGTAATGGATATTTTCTTGAACGGGGCTTCCATCCTGAAATGGTAAAAGATTCATTATTGAAAACAAAAGAATCCCCAATATTCAACAAGAATTCTTTATTTGATGTCCGGGCTTTAAAATCTTCAAAATTTTTAACAAAAACAGGTACCATTTCACCTTTTTCATTACTGGCAACCCCAGTTAATTTAACATGAAATTGGCCAGACTGATAATTAATGTTGCCTAATGATAATGAAATTTCAAGCTGTTCTGTTGCAACTTCAAGAACTGTATCTAAATCTTTTCTGACTTTTTTTAAATTTTCTTTATTAAATTCTTGCATGATATTTTTCCTTGTTTAGATGATTAAAGCAGGGGAGCCGGAGCCCCCCGGTTGGCCCTTTAATTATTCAGTTATGATTTTGTATCCCTTGTCAGTTTTTTCAATGGTCAGTCCTTTGTCTTTCCGCAATCTACTGGGAACTTGGACATTTATTGTTTTCATCATTTTTTCAGGGGATCTTTCAGGAAAAACCTTTTCCAGTTTTGCAAGAATTTGTTTCTTGGTTCGATGTTTTGGAATAATAGCTTTTATGATAATGGCAATGACCCCAACCTTTTTGTCGGATATTTTGACCTTCAACTTTTTTTCTGCCCCTGAATCACTGGCATTTCTAGTAACTTTTCCTGCAATGATCAGCTGTTTTTTTGAAATTTCTTTCTTTTCTTTCTTTTCAGGAACCGGGGTTTCTTTTTTATCCTTTTTATTTTCGTTATCTTGATCAGCTTTCATATCTGCCAGATAAGTTGTTGTTTCAAGGACAATTCTTGCATTTTTGATATTTTCAGTATTTGGATTTTTTTCTTCAGCGAAAAGCATGTCATCAATGATCTGGCTGATATAATCATCATCATAATCAGAAAGATCATTTAAAAGAGTTTCTTTTTCAGGAGCCGGGGTTTCTTTAACATCAACTTTATAATTAGTTTTTAAGCTATCCATTATAAAGATATCTCTAGCAGTCCATTTTCCGGCTTTTTCAATTCCAGTTGCATAGAATTCAGTTCCAGTGGCAACAATATTTATATTATCAAAATTTTCAGCCTGTTTTTTGATTTCTGCCATTTTTTTATCTGTTTCAGTAATTTCTTTTTTTTCAGGGGCCGGAGTTTCTTTTTTAGTTGTTTTTGGTTCGGTTGAAACCCAATTAAAAGTATTTCCATCTTTTTGCTGCAAAAGCATTCCGTTTAATTTTAATTCTGCCAGGGCGCGGGCGATTGTTCGGGTTGATGCTATATGACCAACTTTGTTATCAATATCTTTTCTTGAAACTGAACCAACTTCATTATTTAAAAAGGTCATTATTGCTTTTTTCAGTTCGTCTTTTTTAGTTGTTTTCGTAGTAGCTGTTGTCATTTTCAATCTCCTTATTTTGTTTTTTATATTTGATTCCCTGTTAATCTGTCAATAATATATACCTTTAAAAACATTAAATCACGCTTTTTTTAAAGTTTTTTTAAATTATTTTTTAAATTATTTTTAAAGAAAGATAAGGGATTGATTTTACAAGAGATAGGGAGGCTTTCACCCCCCTTTTTTATTTACTCCATCTTAAAGAAACAAGAAATTTCTTGAAAGATACAAAATCAAGCAATAATTCTTTTTGATAGAATTCTATATGTTCAACTTTTATTGAACTGAAGTGAATTACTGGGGCAGTAATTATATGCATACCTGGAACCGGCTTTATTTTAATCAATCCGGAGGATAACTTAAACAGACCGTAATAATTAAAAGAAAGGATACTGCCATATTCAAAACCTTTTCCAATAAATCCAGCAAATGGGGTTTTATGGAGTTTTCCAACTCTCAACGGCACCGGTTCTGATTTAATTTTAAAATTACCATTTTCATACATGGGTATCAAAATATTGTTTTCAAATTCAGTTAAATATCCTTTCCATTTTTCAATCATTCTTTCTTTCTCCATTTTGCCACCCATTCATTTAAAGTAATGATAGTATTATCCTTTATTAATAGGCGCTGTCTTATATAATTTGGATCATGTAAAATTTTAGTGACCCAATCATTTAAAATTTCAGGACGACCCTTGGTTACTTCCCGGAGATTAATCAATGCCTTATATCCTCCAAACAAATAATGCGCCACAAACCGATTCCATATAGTTCCATCATACGTTGAATGGTAATCACGTCTTTCCCCATGGTGGTGCAAAACAGTTCCTGGGTGGATGAATTTTGAGTGCCCGGTAACTGATAAAGCATAATTCATAAAATTTTCACCACCGCCATATGCTCCAAATGAAGTAGGCCAACCACCAACCCTTTCATATACCTGTCTTGAAATCATCATGCCACAAGTACTCATACAAGATACTTCAAATAACTGGACTTTTTTATCAGGCATACTGGTAAAAGAATATCCATAAAAATTATTCTCAACAACCATTTTATATATCAATTTGCGCCATTCTAAAATTTTATAAGTCAATGGCATATGGAAAGTCCCAATTGATTCGTATCCATTAATGTAATCTGAATACATTTCAGGTATCCCGGCATCAGGAACACAATGGGCATCAATGAATAAAAAAGTATCTGCCTTTGCTGCAATACAAGCCAACCTTTTACATTCCCAATGACTAAGCTGTTCGTTATATTCCATATAACGCAACCAAGGATTTCCCCCGGCTGACGCTTTTATGGCATCTCCTGCTTTATCCTGGTGAAAACTTGGGGCCAGTTTACTGGCAATTTCATTAATATCACTTACCATTAACTCCCCATTTTGCTTTGCAGCTTTTTCACTTAAATCTCTGGCAACATTATATTGAGCAAACTGCCATTGAGTAGTTAATTCTGGGCACATATTATTCACAGCAATTATTTCAAAATTAAGCTTGCCCAACAGAGTTGAAGCAATCGACTGAATTGTAAACAAAGCCTGGGGATATTCTCCCGCAAATGGGATGATAATTGATAAATCAGGTTTCATATGTGCCTCCATCTTTTTTTATTTATTATTTTTCCAATTAAAGGTTGTTTAACTCCAAACATTTCAGCAAGAATAGTTTGAGTATATTGTCCTACTGAATATAACTTTCTAATTGTTTTTACTTTATCAGCATTTAATTTAGCAGCAGGATTCAATTCTCCCTTTGGTAATGGATTTAATCCAGTATCAAAAGCATGTTTAATATTTTCAGAATAAGTGGCCCATTCTAAATTAGTCCACCAATTATTACTTTTATCACCATCTTTGTGATGTGGGATATGATCAGGAGAAGGCCTTCGTTCCCCAAAATAATTAATAACTAATTGGTGAACTCCTATTCTTTTACATACCCCATTTCTAACCAAACCTACTTTTATGTAACCATGATCTCTTTTTCTTGGAAAAATTTTCATAAATACTTCCTGTAAAAGCATAGTTGTTTTTCTATGGGGTACTAATCTTTCTAATGATTTTACTTTACCCAAATTAGAAATAGCATAATTTGGGTATTCTTTAATTACTTTCCAGATTTCAAAATTTCTTTTTATACTTAAATCTGGTTTGATAGTGTTACTCATTTATTTTCTCCCATTCAGTAAAAAAAGCTTTAATACCCTTTTTTTGGTATCCGTTGTCTGTCATCCATTTTCTGCCAATATCCTGAATAATTGGTGGACATGGTCCCTTTGGTTGAAATACACCAAAATTAGATTTCAAAATTTGTATGTAATTTCCTTTAATTTGTTTTTCAGGATTTGAGTCTGGTCTTAAAATAGCTGCAAAATACAAAAGAAAAGAAGTTTTATTTAAAGATGGGTGCCCAGCCCATCCAATAGTTCCCCGTAAATTTTCAGGAATTTCAAAAAATGCACCATTCCATTTTATATGCTTATTCCATACTTTCATGGTTGACTCACCAGTACTTTTAAAAGATGATAGACGCAAATGAACAAGGTCATTATCTTGTTTAAATAAATCAATCATATTAGAAAAACTAAGTGGTTTTACCATTTCCCAATCTTCTTCCAAATTAAAAGTATAAGGTGATGAAAGCTGCCCCAGACACCTACAAAAGGCTTTTGAAAAACTGGGCGTTTGTGATACCGATATATTTTTAATATAAAATGGAATCGTTTCAAGATAATTCAAAATTTCATGAAAAGTCTTATCTGGTGTTTTTGAACCGACCATATCAATATTCATTATTAATTTAGCATTGGTAATAGCATCACCAAACAAATTTTTTATGAATGAATCAAAAGTCCTTTTTATCAAATCCGGTCGCAAAGTTGCCGTCATCATAATATCAAATTTATCATTCATGTAAACCCATCCTTTGAAAGCAAATTACATTTTTATAATATGATGATAATTCTTTTTTAGTCCGGCCAAATGAACCAAGATTAGTTTTCCATCTATTCTCATACTCTTTCATATTAGAAAAACCTTTTTCTTTAAAAAGGTTAATCCAAAATTGACGCGGGGCACAATTCACATGACCATGCCCTTTTTGGCCGGGGGCAGCTGCAGATATCAGAATATTATCACTTAACAGAATCAAATTATCTACATAAATTTTAGCATATTCTATTTCAATATGTTCAGCCACTTCAAGGCTAAAAGCAAGATCATATTTACTTTCACATGATCCCATATTTAGAGTATACCGTAAATCCCATATTGAAACTTGATCAGTTACCATGAATTCTTCTGCCGCCTGAGAACCCTCAATGCCCCACGCAACATACCCAGAATCATTAAACCATTTTACATAATCACCAATTGCGCATCCAACATCAACAATAGTATTGCCTTTATATTGCAATAAATCATAAGTCTTGGCTAATGCTTCACAAACATACGGAGCCCGCCAGGAAAGACTTTTTCGATTCTTAAAAAATCCCCCTTTATACGTCCCACTTACTGAATTTAATATTTTATGCCGCAAAGTTGTTCCAGCTTTTGACCCCTTTATCCCGGCCAGTACTATATCATTTTTACCTTTGAGCAAATTATCATTTGTAATATTCATTTTGGATTTTATTCCTTCCGTTCACTGGTTGAGTCATCAAAAGATATCATTTTTTCTTTATGATAATCACATATTTCAATCATTTCTCCGGCAGGAGAAACCACGCACCCGCATTCCCTGGTATGATTTGATTCTTCAGGAATAGCTTTTGAAAGGTTTTCATTTTCAAAACCTTCCTTTTCCTGCCGCATGATATTTTTAATTTTGTCAGGAGTCAGTTTCCAATCTGGGGCAGGTATTGATAAATCAGCCTGTGGGCCACATGGATAAGTTCGTCCGGCAGAATCAAATGAAGCAACCCTGCTCCTTTTTTCAATTGCAATCATATCCAAGCATGCTATTACCTCAAGAAAATCTGAATCATCAATTAAAATCCGTAATATTTCATCAATTGAGGCGTTTTTGAAATCTTTATTTTCTTTCAAATCTTGCATTAATTTATTTCTCATGATATCTCCTTTTACCATATGATTTAAACGAATCCATCAATTTTACTTTACTTTCAATATTTGGTGGATTCCCTTTTAACATTTTAAAAAATTTGGTTAATTGTGGAATAACTACTGAATCATATCCCATTCTACGTTGGTATATTTTAGCCCTGGCTTTTTTTTCTTTTAAATCAAAACGCCGCAAAATATCAAAAAGATGATCAGCCCATTGCTCATAACTTTGCCCTGGATTAAAGACAAAAGTTGAAATATAGTCATGCACCAATAATGGGGTGAACCTGGGTGTATTTGATAATACAACTGGAATCCCACAAGCGTGAGCCTCTAGGATACTTCTATCATTTTGACCACCCGTTCCCAAATGCATAAAAATTTTACATTCAGAAAATAAATATGATAAAGTTGATTTTTTTAAAATCCCTGGCATAACCACTTCATTTTTTACAAAATTCGTTTTTAACATTTCAAGAGTTTGAGTTGATCTTCTGGTCCCTCCTGGCATTACAGTTTTTGGATAAAAGCCATATTTATTTTTAAAAGTTTCTATGACTTTAACTGTTTGCCATTGTCCTTTTTTATCATGAATATTTGATGCCCCAATACAGATATCAAATATAATAGGATTATTTTGAGGATGAAAGATATTTTCATTGGTTGGTTTTACGAAAGGAAAATGATACCTACCATGTCTATCAATTTCATTAGTCATTCCTAAATCATCAAAAACAATATCCCACCATGTCCATTTATCCCGGCCAGTATTTGCTGCATAGCAAATCAACCAATTTTTTCCTTTATATTGCAAAAGGAAATCATGCCAATGACGAAAACCTCCTCTAACAAAAATGATAGTATCATCGTCAATATATTCTTTTACCAAATTGATTTCAGGAATTACAAAGTTTTTAGCCCCTTTCACAAAATTGGCATAACCTGGGTTAACTCCAGATTCAAAAAATACTTTCATATCAGTTATTGTTTTATTATCAATCAAAGATTGAAACATTTGAAAATAACATTCATCACCATGAATTTTTTGATAATGATCACCAGCCGGTTTCTGTTTCCAGGTCTCCCCAACAATTGACCCTGCCGGGGCTGACCCACTACTCATAAATAAAAATAAAACTTTCAAAACAAACCTTTTTGTTTTTCCATTAACCCATTACCGGAAGATAATATCTGGTATAAATTGAATCCATATTATACTTCATTCTGCAATATGTTTTTGTCATTATGGCTTCATTTGAATAAAGCCGATTTAAAATTGCCATTGCCACCGCTTCAATATATCCCGGATCATCCAAAGCATCCACTTTTTGTGAAAAGGATCCAAAATCAAAAGATGGTGGATGAATTGACATCACCTCTTGCATCATATGAAGTGACCTATTTGTAACCACCATTGCTCCAGAAAAAGCAGCTTCCGGGCCAACTAAACCAAAAGATTCTTCCCGGGTTGGGAAAACAAAAAGATTTGAAATCAATTGTAATTCACGGATAATCTTTCTTGATATCCCAATGGCATATTCTTCTTTTAATTCTGACGTGAAAATAAAATCACGTTCATATATCAAACCAATTGTTTCTGCATGATCAATATACTTTTGAATATCTTCCTTTCTTTGGCGCCCAGTAGCCCATTGATTTGCAATTACCAAAAAGACTGGAACCTTGGTCTTGATTTTCATGATAGCAAAAAGTTCAATCACTATTCCCAATTGCTTTGCTTCTAATCTATCGGTTGAACAAGGATAAACTTGAACAATCTCTGAATCCATAATTCTTGTATACCTATCAAGAATTTCATTGGTCTCATCACTGAAATCGTACCAATTTCTTATATCTTTTATATGGGGTATGATTTTCACCCGGGCAGATGGAATTTTAAAAGATTCGGCAACTCTCATAATTTCCGTTTTATTTGGGAAAACCACTGAATGATTAAACCCCAATTTGTCAAGACTCCACCAGTCTCTATTTCCTGAAGGAACTGAATGGACCCAATGAAACCACCCGGTAGGAATTTGAGCAGATCGAAGTTTATTATTTGTATCAATGATGGCATGAAAATATGGAAGATTCCATCCAGTAAAAATAAAGTCATGTGTAAGGACAATGGTGACACCATGTTCAAGGAAAGAATGAAAGAAGATATCACCTGCCTCGGCAGATAATTCTTTATGATCGTCATTCATATCATCCAACACATAATCTTTCAAATGCATGAATCTTGTTTTTCTTTCAATGATAAGCTGATCACCATATTTACTAGCAAGATCTACCAAACCGGCAGCTTCATCAAATTTATTATTATATGATTCATTCACATAAATGATTACCTTGTGATTATTTTTAAGCAACATTTGTGCCTGATCAACCACAATTCCAGTAAGAGAATAACCCGGGTTAAATTCTGCAAAATTGGTCAGGATTGCCACTGTTTTTTTATTTGACATTTGAATACCTTTCTGTTTTTGATAAACATTGGTTTTTGGGACACCCCTAAAGATGCCCCAGATTTTAATAATTAAACATTTTCTAAATTTTTTGGATCATTCAACAAGAACTTTTCTTTGGTATCCCAGTATAAACGATCCATTTCGTTTTTATTCATTCCTTGCTGTTTAGCATAAGTAAAATAACCGGTTAAAAGAATTTTAGCCATTTCTGTAATCACTATTGCTTTTGTATCAGACATCACGCCCCTTTCTTATAAAACTAAAGAAGAGTTGACCGATTTAAAAGCCCTAAAATTTCCGGCAATAAATCAGGAGGAATTGGATCCCCAGTAATCATAAAGCTATCATATGATTTTATCAATGGATAAACGTCTATCAAAATTTTTTTCTTTTTTCGAAGAACTTCTTTTTGATCATCAGACAAGGTGGGCTCATCTACTTTTACCCAGTCACCAGTCACTTTTGAATATCCAGTGGTTATCATATAATCATCATATTGCATATTGAATTGGTCATAAATTGTAACCAATTGCTGCTGTGGGGAAGGGCCGTCCCGATTCAAACAACCCGTCAAAAGAACAATCAAAGCCGACATAAAAAGAATAGCCATTAATCTTGATTTTACTACTTTCATTCATTCCTCCTTTAAAAAGTTTAAAATTTACTCGTCGTCCGGTATTTTCACATTTTCCAGATCTTTCTGGGTATCCTTTATTGGGGTTTCTGGAACATGTGAAATATCATCAGAACTGCCATAATAATAAGTTAAAATTAAAGTCAAAAGATTCCCAGAAACAAAGCCAATAACCGGGCCAGTAAATTCAGATTTTACAACCGTTTCAGAAAAACAGGCCAGCATAATAAATGCCATTCCCACCAAAAAAGAAAGAACAGCAAAAAATGCTCTGAATTTTACTCTGAATTCTTCCGATTGAAACTTACTCATAACCTTTTCCTTTTATTTTATATCATTATAAAAATATAATAATCATTGACATTATTTTTAAGCTGTAGTGGTAGTAGTTGATGTCGTCGTTGAAGTTGTACTTGGTAATGAACCAATATCATATGAACCATTTAAAATTAGGGTAGTTGCGCTATGTGCCATGCCCATTATCTGAGTTGTTCCACTTGGACTTTGAGTCAATTCTCCTGCAATACTTGCACTTAAAAATACTGGGGAACCCGGAATAAAAGTCCAAGCTGCATTTGTAATAGGTCCCACTCTTTGAATATTAATTTCATCATCCAAAATTCCAGTTACCAAAGTCAATCCTAATGCAGGTTGTAATTTTCCACCTGACTTAGCTAATTTATACTTGGTTTCCCCTTTAAAAATTCCAACAGCTTTATATTGACCAACTGTTTCACCAAGAATAGCTTGTAAATTAGTATGAATTACAGAATCTAATTGGGCCATGTCTGAATTCATAATTGTATCCCAGCCCTGAACTGAATATTCAATATTATGCAAGCTGTATTTAGAAGTTGTCATTTTTCCTCCAAAATTAAAGTGATAGTTTTGTAATTAATGAAGTTGAAACAGATCTATAAGTGGTTCCGTCTTCTTCAATAAAATTAGTTATTTTAAATTCAATGGAAGTTGCTAATGCTCCATTATCAGAAATATTTGCCGCTGAAGAATAAGTCCAGGTTAAGGCATTAATATCGGTTTCAGTTCTTACCAAAACAGAACTTACCCAAACTTCCACAGTAAAATATCCCTCATGATCACTATTTGCTAAAATAGTTCCTGGTACTCCAATACCTGCCCCAGTTCCTCTTTTTCTGGCACTCCAAGTTAAAATAATATCTGCAGAATATCTTGAAGCAAAAGATGCCCCATTACCACAAAAATTTACTACCCTGTAAGGAGTTTTAGCAACCCCTGAGATAACCAATGGAAAAGCAATTGAATCTGAAATACTCCCTTTTAACTGATTATTAAAGGGAACCAATTTAAAATATCTGGTGGCCCCGGCTATAATTTCAGTATCGTCAACTTGCCCTATAAATTGATTAATAAAAAAAGCTCCGGTTCCAATTGGGTGAACAGCTTGACTCGTCCCATATCTCCCACGAATAACCCCTTCTAATAAATAAATGGTTCCAGAAACAGGCGTAATTGATGTGAATGAAATTATTTCATCTTCGATTGATAACAGATTATTTTGACCACTAAGAGTATTAGACCACGCAATAGTATCAATCAAAGAAACATCAGTTGTTGAAAAATTTATCAAAATGCCATTAGTATCATCAATTGGAAAAGTTAAAGGATATTCTTCGGTTAATTCTCCATATGGTTGGATATTAGCAAAAGTATCTATTAAATTATATGAACTGTCATCATAACTAATATAAAGTTCAAACCCAAGATCAACCGGGGTCATTCTGGCAGCTACTGGTATTACTTGAATTCCAGTTCCTGATAAAGCATAAGGGGCCTCAGCAACTTTTACATAATCAAATCCTTCTGGGGTATAATCGGTTGGTTGCACTGAATGATCAACAATAGTTGAAATAAAAGTAGTTGTTGATTTGGCAACTCCAAATATATCTTCCATACAATTTATTGTGATTTTTTCAGATTCCATTGAACTTTCTTCGATAAATAAAATCCGTAAAATCATTTCAACTATTCCATATTTAGCAAATGAAAATTTAAAAGTATCACCAACTTGTAATCTAAATAAATTTCTATTCACTACCAAAGATAAAATAGCAAAAGGATATGATTCTTTTTGTAATTGTTGTTTAGCAGCCCATACTGCATTTGAGTTTCTGGTGAATAATCCAAGCTGAATTGTTTTTGAAACTATCCTATTTTGAATAGCTCTATTTCCTGGATCACGGGCAGGTGGATCTGCCATAGATTTTTTAAAATCAAGTGCCATTTTATTCTCCCCCTTTTATTTATTTCCACGCATACAAATTATTTGTAGCACCAAATAATTTTATCCACTCTCCATCATCATAAGGAGTCCATTCTGCCACATTTCCACCCCAATAACCTAAAGCTCCACCTGTTCTATTAATGAGCCCACCAGCAGTTAAATTAAAACCCCCCATTGCATGGGTTTCAATATCAGTATAATCACTTCCTGCTATTTTTACTGGGTCAATATGAAACAATTGACCATCATCTAAACCCAATTTATTATATGACCCATGACCAGCAACATAAATATCTCCATCAGTAGTCAAAATATGAATACCTTCTTGACTTGAAGTACCAGTTAATTGAATTTTTTTTACTTTTAATCCAGATACTAATGATTGTTCAAATTCATTTGGTCTAAAACTCGAATATCCTAAACCTAACTGACCATATGAATTTGCTCCACATCCATATAAATTATCCTCAATATCAATAGCACTTGCCATTGAATAAAAGTTTTTTGGAGTAGTTACATATTTCCAGGAAATTGACTCTGGAACTAATTGGAGATCCAGATATGAAACATTATTACCCAAACCTAAATTACCAAAACCACCATAACCACAATCATACATTTGATGAGAAGTATTTATAAAATATGAAGTATATACCCCAGCATGAATATATTCCCAGTCTGAATTAATTCCAATCATAGTTAAATCTTGTAAATTTGTTCCATAATTATCTCGTGGCAAACCTAAACCTAATTGACCGTGAGAATTCCAACCACATGAAAAAATAAAACCTGATTGTGAAAGTAATAAAGTGTGATTATTCATGCAAGATACTTGCTTCCAAGGGCCTTCGTCTAATAAAGTAAGTTCTAATAATTCAACATTTTCAGCAATACCTGGCATGACTTTTGATGCATTTTTACCAATTCCATATAGTTGGCCAGTTTCAGTAACAAACATTGCTCCATCATTAAAACAAGCTACACTAATTACATCACCAATAATAATTCTTGTTAATTCATCAATTGCAATATCTATTGGAAGCCCAATACATCTATACCCATTCTGACCGGCCCCATAAAAACCAGTTAATAAATTAATTAATTCAGAATATTGAACTTTTATTTCATTAAGGGTATCAATCCACGCTTTTCTTGAAAAAACAGGAGTTTCTAAAAGGGTATTTTCATCAACCAATAATAAATCATCAACAACATAATCATCCCGAATTAATTTAGTATAAAATTTTCCATCAGATCCATACCGCAAAATATTATCAATATGACTATTTATTGATTGAATATAAGTCATAGCATTTGTCTGATCTTTTAATAAAACAGATATCCCCCTATTTTCACTTAATAAAGTATTAGCCACCTGACTAAAAGAACTTTCATTTAAATAACTTTCTGGTAATCCAGTCAAATTATTTAAAATATACCACAAAGCATGGGCTGGGTTATAATCATATAATTTGATAATATTATTGGAATTAAATGATAAAACAGGAGTTTTTTGTACCATAATTGTCATGGTTGGCATTCGAGGATAATTACCAATATAGCAATCATTAAAAACGGCCCAACAATAATTCCTATATGGAGTATTTAAAGTTTCATCATCCATCAATCCACCAAGAGTTGTATTTGGTATTTGATCATCAGTTCCAAAATAAAAAGTACATGACCCCATATCAAGTAAAGTAACTGTTTCTTGTCCACCTGAAACAGGACATTCCAAATATCCTTCCCAAACCACATTGTCATTTTTAAAAATGGTGTAAAGAATATCAACTGGTCCTTTTACAAAACCTAAGGCCCAAGTAGCGTAATATTTATATCCAGACAATTGAGAACTTGAAGATGGTGAGCCCCCTTTTCCCCCTGAACTTGTTTCAGAATATTGCGCCTCTGATCTTTCATTTAAATATATCAAAAGATGCCCAGTTATTTTACCAATACCAAGTAAATCTGGACAAGGGTCACCAATAGTACTGATTGTCACGCTTTTTTCTGGATTTGGTAACCCTGGGGTTGGGACATCTGCAGTAATTGGGTCAATCATCACCCCAACACCAAGACCTAACCCAGCCCCATAAACTGCCCCCATTGGGCCACCAAGGAAAAATCCTATTGTCCCACCTATTGCCCCACCGAGGAATCCACCTAATGACATGACTATTCCTTTATTCTGTATGCATATTTCATTTGTGATTTAAATTTTTTATCATTCACATGAATGCTCACCACTCCAATATCATTTATTGCTTGATAAATATGCTTATCAAAAAAAATACCAGTATGCGAAGCTGCTTTTCCATAATGTGATAAAACAATATCACCATTTTTTAAATTATTCAAAGAAACTTTGTATACAAATAAATATTTTAAAATGGCCTCCTCCAATACTTCTCGAGTATTATGCATATGCCAATCTCTTGGATAATTTGGTATCATTCCCTTTTTCAAAGAAAGTAATTCAAATTCTTCAAAAACTCTGACACACAAATGAATACAATCGCATCCAATTTGCTGAACTCCGCATCTATGCCGAAAAGGGGTACCCTCCCATTTTTTTAAAATTTTTAATAATTTTTGTTGTCTTTTTTTATCTTCAAAATAGTCCATATCATTCCTTTACCATGAAACTCTGGTTGCCGGATTATCAACCGGTATAAATGGAAACCCTAAAAAATTATTAATATTATCAAATTTATCCCGGCAGGTTTCAATTCTTCCGTCGCAGCCAGGATAGGCAGTTATTGCGCTACCATCTATCAAAGTCACCATTCTATAATTCAAAGTGATAACATCCCCTACATGATCAACAATCGTTCTTGATTCCTGCCCAAAAATGACCTCTCCTCTAATAAAAAATCCATCAGCTTGCAATGCAAAATCTGACGAGGTCAATATTAAACCGGTAGCATCTAAACTAATAGTAGTTGAAGTAATATATGATGCTTTAGTCAAAGAACAATTTTCATCAAAAAGGAAATGGTTACAATTTACCTGGTACCGCCATATAGGAATTATTTTTTTAAGAAAATGTTCAAAACCAATACAGGTAGCTGACGCAACCGGCCCTTTAAAAGAAACCGTTTTTAATTGACCTGAAAATAGAATTACCGCTTCAAGAGGATCCATATCACGATGCAATTTGGATACTTCTATCCAAATACCTTCGATAGGGTTAATCGCAATATATTCCAAAGCAGGGTCATCTAAATATCCAAATTTAATAACAAGACTCGTTAAATCAATTTGAGCAGTAAACCTAATTGAACCTCTACTAATTGTGGCAGGCAAATAAGTTTCACCATCAAAATCAACAGAAACATCACCACTGGTATACCTCCAATGGTCTCCATTATCATTCCATAAATGATAAAGTTCAACTGGTTTTCGTTGAATAGCTTCTTCTTTGGCTATATAAGCAATTGATGCACTTTTCATAATTTATTACCTTAGCCCTAATCTAATCATAGGAATTTTGTGTGAATACCTATTGTTTGTCCTAATCGGAGAATCATTTAAATAAGAACAATATTTATGATCTGAAAATTTTTGAAAAATTTCCTTTTCTAATCGACCAGCTGTTAAAGATCTTGAAGAATCTCTACTATACCTAATTATTACCGGGAATAATAAAGATAAATAATCAGTTGGTATGGCTACTTTACTACTAAAATAATTACCCACAATCAACTCCTTATTAAATTTATTAAACTGTGGTAGTTGTAGTTGTCACAAAATAATCAGTTACTCTTGGAGATATTCCAACTTCTAAAGATAATCTGGTATTTGCTGCAGAAGCAAATCCCCAATGTCTCCAACCTTCATCACAAATAACATAATAAGAAGTTGAATCAGGTGCTATTGAAAAATTAACATCTGGAGTAAGAGCAGTGGCTGAATTTGCTGTTATCAATCGCATTTGACCAGCACCAGTTCCAGTTGTTATAATTACGACTTTATCAACAAATTCATTAACAGTCCAACTTTGCCCGGTATCATTTAAAGCAGTTGTTGATCCAGAAGTTGCCAAAGTCTCCTCTTGCTGAATTCCTATACAAACGGTATCTTCATATGAAGTATAATCGGCTACAGCTTCAAAAGGACTTTTTAAAAGAAAGTTGTCAAGAAACCCAATCAAACCAGTACCACCAGTTCCCCTTTTAACCATCAAAGGACTACCAATGTATAAATTAGATGGCCCTTGATTAATTGCCCCACTAAAATTATCTGGGTCTAAAAAAGCAGGATCAAATAATTCATAACATGCATTATATCCAGAAATATTAGCAGTACCTTGAGTTGTATAAATCTCAGAAGCTGTATAACATTGCAGTGCATTAAAATTCATCAAAATATATGGATCAGGAGCATATCCAACAATAGCACCGGCTTGAAAGGCTAAATAAATCTGATCAACTGTTATTGTATGGTTCACTCTATCCACTGCTGTTATTATTGATTTGTGTGATCTTCCGGTACATGATGAATTTTGAGTGTCCCAAATAGATACCATAGCACCAACAGTAAAATATTGAGCTTGCCCTTTTCCAAGCTGTAATACTTTAACCAATCCAGTTGTAACAGAAGCCCCTAATTTGGCTATTGCTTTATGGGCACATGATATTCTTGCCATAATAGTACCATAATAAGATGCAGCAACTTTTGTAATAAAAGATAAAAAATCTTTATTACCAGTCATCCAAAAATAAAACGGACTTTCAGATGTAATAATAAAATTATATGAATCACCTCCAATTTTGATTAATCCTGCATGAGTGCTGTTATTCCAAAAATAATACCGGTGAAGTTGAATTTTATTTGCAACAGTTAAATTTAATTTTAAATAATTTCTCCAATAACAAGGCTTATCACTTTCACCATCTGAATAATAAACAACATAATTACTTCCTGATAATTGATCATCATGAAGAGTCCATCCCATTGCTACTAATTCAGTTTCTATTAAAGCAATACAAGCTGCCCTATCAGCAACTGCTAAAGCTACAATTCTTCGCATTGTCATGTCTTTTTCTCCTTTTATTAATTTTCATTAAATCCTATTATGTGCGCTGGTTTAAAATATGAAGTAACTCCAGAACTTACGTCTTCTCCTTGTTGAAATGAGAGAGTAGTTGAAGTTGTTCCTGTTTGAGTAGTAGTGGTCGTTGAAGTAGAACTCGTAGTCGTTGTTGACAAAATTGGTGGATTTGTCATGGTCGTTGAACTTGTACTTGAAGTAGAACTCGTACTCGTAGTCGAAAAAGTTGATGTAGTCGAAAAAGTTGATGTTGTGGTTGATGAAGATGAAGTTGAAGTACTCGTGCTCGTTGAAGTAGTTGAATTTGTTGAAGATGTTGTAGTCGAACTCGAAGTAGTCGTGGTCGTTGAAGTAGTAGTAGTCCCCCCAAAAACAGTAGTTGATGTAGTTGATGAAGAAGTCGTTGAAGTAGTCGTGGTCGTTGAAGTAGTGGTAGTTGTCATTATTGGTTGTTCAGAATAGGAAGATTTAAAAGTTAAATCAATATCAACTTTTGAATCTGTTAGATATTTTAATTCTATTTCATCTTGATTAAATTGACAAAATGAACAAAAACAGACCAATAATCCACCATTGATATCTTCCTGAGTAATATCATAAGCCAGACCATTTGTTAAGCGCAAGGTATCAGCATCCTGCGCAAGTTTGACCCCTACTACCTGATAATCCCCATTTGGCCAAATAATGATAATGTAATCACCAAGGGGAGTTCCTTCATAATAAGTCCCATATTCAATATTTTCAATTGGCAATAAAGTATCCGAACTGCTTGCCGGTAAATTCACCTTAATATCAACCAACCAAGATGGTCTCCAGAAAGAACCAAATCTACCCTTATGATAATCAAAGAATTCAATTATACTTTGAATAGCATCTTTATCAACTCCATAATATGATGCCTTTTCTTTTATATCATTATTCTCCCATTCATCCCAAAAAGTACTTTTTCCTAAATAGGCTAATAATTCACTTTGGTGCATTTGATCTTCTTGGACCTGAGTTGACCAATCCGGCAAAATATTAAAAATAGGATAATCTTTGTAAACTGGCCAAGCTGAAATCGAAGGACTATATCTTGTAATTTCATCAAATTCTTCGGATGCTTCAATATTAATATCAGCCAAAATATTTGTGGAATATACACTACTTTGAACAATTTGAATCCTTGCTTTTAGGATAGGATAAACACATATTCCACTTTCCCAAGTTGATACCAAATTATCAACAACGGTTATTTGATTTGCTGAAATAGTAGCAATTGTGGCAATTTCAAATTCATTTTGATTTTTATAAATAACGCATTTTGCCCCTACTTCAAAATTTCTATTTGCCGTTTCAGTAATTAATAATATTTTTTGGCCTAACAAAACTTCATCTAATAAAGTTGCTGAATCTTGCCAATACGGAATACCCCATACTTTTTGTAAATTTTTATTAATCTTTCGTTTTACATAAGATGTTTGGCCATAAGTTCCGGTTTCTATCTTAAATGATAAAACCCTGCGAGGCCAAGTAAAAATTGCTGATTTCTTTGGACTATTATTAATTGATGTTTGAAAAGTTGTCTTCCACTTCTTTTTAAAAGATATCCCCCTTTGCCAATTTGGTTCAATTAAAAAATAATCATCAACTGAAGTAGTCATATTTACACCCCACTTCTTAGCATTCTTTGGGCTGCTTCTGGCCTGGCTCCAAGTATATTTAAAACTGCATTTTGTCCTGCAGACGAAGCAAGATAACTTTCTATTTGTGATGGGTCAGTCACATTTATGATATTAACCTGGGGTGATTCAGTTCCTTGATTTGGTGAATTATTTTTTTGGTTATTGGTTATTACATTATTAATATTTCTACTTCTATTTGTGATAGGTCCCCCGGCAGCATATCCGGCAAATGCTCCTTTTAGAAGAGTCTTGTGTCGAATAGCTTCCATAAATGGAAGTCCATAATAATCAACAGCTGATACCGGTTGCATAAATTCTCGTGATGTTGCCCTAATCAAAATATCATCAGAGGTTGAAGTTGGTGAGTTACCCCTTACTTCACCACCCGCGGCCAATCCCTGCCCAGCAATCACAGCAATCTGGGCAGCTCCCATTGCTCCTGCTATCACTGCCATTGGAATATTTGGTAATGCTTTTGTAATAGCTGTGGCAGTATTTATAGTGGCTTCTGCTATTGCGGCAGCTTTTGCAAGATAAAAAAGTTCTTTATTTTCCTTGCCCATCATTTCATATAATTGACCAAATATCTGAGCAGCCCCACCTGCTATATTTTTTAAATTATTTATTTTATATTCGTTTAAACGCATTTGTTGATCAGCTGCCATTTGTTCTTTTTCTTGAGCCTGGGCAGCAGTTTGATCACTAATAGCTTTTTTCTGTTCAGCAAAAGCTGTTTCAATTTCAAGTTCACTTGCTTTTCGATCGTTTAATGCATCAATATTTGCTTTATGGAAAACACGCACCGTTTCAAGTTCAGCATTTTGACGAGTTTGTAAATCAGATATTTCTTTTTGAAATAAGCTGTCAAGAGTTGTGGTCTCATCTGATCTCAACCGGTCTTTCTGATCTTGTAATGCTTTCTCAGCTTTCACTTTTAACCGATTAACTTTTAATTGGGCAGACAATTCTTTTTCTTTTAAATCATCCTGTGCTTTTATTTTTTCAGCATCTAAAGCAATGGTTTCAATTTGTAATTTTTTATCAAGTGAAAAAAGCTGTGCATTTAATATTTCTTTTTTAGAAATATCTGTTTCAGTTTCAAACTTATTAACTAAAATTTCTCTTTCTTGTGCTGATCTACGGGTAATAATTTCCAATCTATCAGTATAATACTTATCCAAAGAAACTTTTTTTTGTTCATAATCAGCTTCCAGTTGTGCTTCTTCTTGACCAAGCATGGCATTTAATCGAATTAAAGCTGCCTTTAACTTAGCTTCAATCGAAACTGGTACAATATTATTGGCTATTCCTTTACCAAGTTTTTTAGAACCTTTACCAAGCGGACCAGATGGCTTTCCAGCATTCTCTAAAACCTTCCTTGCTTTATTCATTTCAGCAGTAATTGGTTTGGTAACTGACCCATCAAATTTGTCCCCAATACCCACTAAAGATTTTGATTCTTCCAAATATCCTTTTAAAGCTTCTTGAGCCAAGGCAAAATTACCAGTTAAAGCGGCCCCGGCAACTATTGATAAAGCAATCCAAGATTGAAATAAATTAACAGTTTTTGATACCACCCAATTTATTCCAGTAAAAACATCAACAACGGTTCGTCCCCATCCTGATAAGTTCCCATCCTTTTGTAATTTAATAAGAGTATTAGTCACCGACACCAGCCAATCTCGAAAAGCTGTTAAAATAACTTGGACTTCTGGGCCAAATGCTTCTCCAAGGGCTATTTTAACTGATTCAATTACAGATACTGTTTTTCGTAATTGACCACCAATTCCTGCTTCCATTTTTTCTGCTATTTCTTCTGATACTCCACCGGCATTTCTTAATTTTTCAATTAAATCTGCTAATGAATCAGAACCCATATTTAATAAAGCTGCCATACCTGGGCCAGCTCGCTCACCAAAAATGGCTAATGCTTCATCACCACGAATTCCTGCTTGTTCAAGTTGTTCAAGAGTTTTCTGGAATCCAACAAAATCACCATCACTATCTTTTATCTGAAGAGCGACTCCTCCAAGTCTATCGGTTAGTCCAGCTAACAATTTAGATTCCTGGGCGGTTGGATTCAACAAGGCGCCAATCGTTCCTTTTAAAGCTGTTCCAGCAAGAGTACCTTTTATACCTGCGGTTCCTAATGCTCCAATAGCCCCAACTAAGTCTTCAAAATCGGATCCAACCCCTTTTGCAATTGGCCCAACAATTTTGAAAGCTTCCCCAATTTCAACCAAATTAACATTACTGGAAGTAAAAGTTTTAACAAGAACATCATTGACTTGACTTAAATTTTCAACTTCAAGACCAAAAGCTGACAAAACATTGGTTGCAATATCTGCGGCTGATCCAAGATCTAATGCACCAGCAGCTGCCAAATTTAAAACCCCTGGCAATGCAGTGGTAGCTTCCGATGCTTCAAACCCAGCCATTCCCAAAAATCTAAGGGCTTCAGCAGCATTGCTTGCGGTATATCTAGTTTCTTTCCCCATCTCTTTGGCAACGTTAGTCATCTTGACCATTTCATCAGTTGTTGCCCCAGTTACGGCAGCTACTCCCCGCATATTATCGTCAAAATCAGCAAAGGTTTTTACCGCACTACCAAAAAGGGCTCCACTTGCTAAAAGACCGGCAATCCCAGCCATTTGCACATAGAACCCTTTCATACTTTTTGCAGCGTCTGCAGCCCCTTTATTAACTTTACCTAAATCATTTTTTAAACCGGATAAACCACGCTTTGCCATATTCTGCAGGGTAACCCGGATATTTAGGTCATCTGTCATTTTTATCTCCTTTTCATAAATCTGCTCCACGCCCTATCATCTGCAAACCTGGCTATTCTCATTGAACTGGCAAAATCTTTTTGGGTTTCATTATTAATTAATTGATGTTCATTCAGGGCTAAAACAAAAAAACTATATCCATAAGATAAAACATCAGTATGACCTGCTTCTATAAGATGGCAAGAATCTTTGAAAAGTTGTTTATATGCTTCTCCAACATTTTGCTGAATAGCTTTATTATTTTCAACTTTTCTAATACGTCTAAAAAATCTTGGTTCACCTCCCGAAACTTGTCCCACAAAAGTTTAATTTCTGACGGAGCCAGATTATTATCAATTAAATCCTGCAATTTAAAATCACAAGTCTTTTTCATGACTTCACTAATTTCGTCAGAATATTCTTTTAATTCATCCAAAAAACCTTTTTGCCTTTTTTGAATAACTGGTTCCTGGCCGTTTTGTGATTTCTCAATTGGTGTGGTTGGGGCTTCTTCAGATTTAAAAAATTGATTATTTTGACTTAATTCAATAATATCTTTAATAGTCAATTCTTTTATAGTATAATTTATAGTTTCCCCGCCATCAAGATCTATGTTAACGGTTCCTGATTTTCTCATAATTCGGCCTTTACGTAGTAGTTGTGGTTGTAGTTGAAGTGGTAGTGGTGGTTTTAATCTTATAATCAAAATAAGGTGACGCAGGAAAATGCGCTGTATCAGCAAGTCCTTCGGCACGATAAGTCATTGAAAGATATTCATTACCAATCAATTGAAATGGGCCATTTGGTTTGATTTTTGTCCGTCTGAAATATCCCTCAGATTGTGGACCAATGGGGTTATTTGAAACAAAGATAATGGCATACTCTTTGTCATATCCCTGCATACCTGAAATAGTCCGTGAAGTTGCATCCAAGGTGCCCAATAAAAACATATTTAAATTGGCAGCTGCAATCTCATCCAGATTAAAATTGCAAGCATAGTCAAGGGAAGTAACAGGGTCAAGATCTTTTAAATTTACCCCTTCCCTGCTTGAATGATGGGGCCTTGATTCGGTCGCCGGCTCAATATCAAAAGCAGTGGCATTCCCGACATCAACAAAATCCCCTAAATTTCCAGCCGTATAAGCGGTGGGGTAAGTTGGGGGAGTCGTGCCTGTCCATTCCCCTACATATAAGATTCCCCTACCTGACGGGACATATAAACCAGTATTATGTGGAGTTGTCATCTAAATTCCTCCTGTATCATGAATATATTTGTGAATTGCCGTCATTTGAAAAGCCACAAAAGGATTCCAAATGTTTACTTTTTCTTTAATTTTAATGGTAGTTTCATATACCAGTTTTCCCCGACTTTCATCAGTATAAAGCTGTTTGAAAAGATCATCAGCTACACTTGAAATCAAAGAATCTGCATCTTCATTTACTTGCAAATATACAAAAATATCCACTTTGATTTCAGACCTGATTTGGTCAACTGCTACTCCCCTTTGACTAAATTTTTCATTAGGAACTGGCATTCTACCAACAACTGCGCAAACAGGGAACTGCGTTTGAGCATAACAAGTTAACTCTGCATATTCTGGCAAAGTTCTAATCGGTGATTTAATACTTGGTACGGCTTGAACCAAATTAAAATCACTAATAATTATTTGCTCTCTCTTACTATTTGCGGCCATTATATTATCCTCTGGTTAATTTATCATAATAATCATTCACAATGTCCTTAATTCCTTTTATATCATCCTGGGACAACTCAAAAAACTCCCGATCCTGATGAAGGAAAAATGCTTTTGCCGGGTTTCGTTCTTTGTTTTTATACCCCGGTGCTTCTGGACCTTGTGTATTCATAAAAAAGATATCAACAGAATCCCTATTTGTATCATAAGTCATGGCTGAAAGCATTGACCCTGTTCTGGTCAAATCTACCGGCTTAACAGGAAAATCCCTTTTACCTCTTTCCACTGCATATCCTTTTGAATAAGGAGTGAAGTCAAGGCCATGCACATCCTCCCCTTTAAGAGTTCTGCGTTTGATTCTGGTCATGGCATACATCCCAATATCACCCAGCATCATATCACGGAATGGAGCATCACGGAGGGCCGTTATCTTTCGAGTCAAGCCCTTTAATCCGGTTAATTCAATAGTACTCATTTTAAGCCCTCAACAATCGCCTGGGTGCCCGTATGGCAATTTCATCAGTATCAACTATTCCTGAATCATCCCAATCATACCCAAGACCCATGCCTATAACTGCGTCAAATTCATTGCCAAACATACCGGCAAACAAAGACATATTTCTTTCAAAGCCATCAATCTCAGGACAATCTTTCATGAGAAGCATATACGCAAATTCTAAAGTCTTGAATGCTTCAAGTCTTGTCAAATCCCCATCTTTTACCTTAATTGGATCAAAAAGGGTCAAGGTAGGGTCAATGCCCTGGATAGGGGCTACTTGGTTATACCATCGAGCCACAAGCATTCTGTTGATAATATCAAATGCTTCCAGCCTTTGAGTTTCCCAATCATCCACTCCCAAAGACAAAATATTGCTTCTGTATTTTAATAAATCTGCGTCCACACAATAAGTAGCCATAGCTACCCCCTTTTATTGAAGTGATGGCCCCTTTTGGATAACGGGAACTCTTACCCCTGTTTCCTGATTGAATCCTGCAGGGCCAACTTTAATATCAGTCATAGCCCCCTCATCCATATCAGTCACCAAGGATTTACCAGGAATACGTACCAATACGTTCGGTGGCTCTGTGGCATCAACTGGGATTTGTGGATACCCTTTTTTAAGTAAAAACTGGGCTACCTTAATATCATCAGTTGTAAATGATCCACCATCAAAATCAGCCAATTTTCTATCACGATTGGGATCCCAAACAATTTTGGGTAAATTCGATTTATAAAATCGATACCGTTGTTTGCCTTTAACTTTTGGATTATTCCGTTTCATACTATTCTGCCTTTCTTATGAATATTATTGCCAAATCATCAAGCAGTAGTTGTGGTTGTACTTGATGAAGTTGAAGTAGTCGTGGAACTGGAAGTTGAAGTAGTAGAAGTTGTCGTGGTCGTGGTCGTGGTCGTGGTCGTTGACCAAACTCCTGATACTTGCAAATGCCGATTTAAAGCAGCAAAATACTTCCTTTCTTCCGGGTAACGGGCTGGGCTCGTTTCCATGAACCGCCTTTCCCTTTTATAATCCTCATTACTCATGGTCATTCTCCCTTTCTACAAAAAAAATTTAAATCAAAAACAAAACTGAACCCGTATCAAAGGGAAGTAGTTAGGTTAGTGATTGTTCCATGAAATTCTTCCGGACCATAATCAATACCGATTTGGCCATAAATCTGGCCTCGTTCGGATGCCCCTGTTTTGGAAAGTTCTTCATAAAAAAGAACCCCTTTACCTGGCACCGGTAGAAAGACCGGTTTGCAAACATCAAGATCAGCTACCAGCAAGGTAGCTGATGGAACATTTGGTGCCCAGATAACACCGAATTGAGCAAAATCAGTTTCAATCTGTTTGATATCCATACCACCCACATTTCTGTCCTGGGGAGCATAACCAAAGATTTCCGTAATTTGCTGTTTCTGAAATGCATTCACAAAAATAACCGGGTTTCTGAATTCCGCCCCATTAGATGCCATATTCCTGACCAGTTCATTAAACATGGTACGACTCAGGGCAGTACTGGAAGCATCTACCGTATTGGTTGAACAGGCGGTAATAACCCCCCTGGTTTTTGCAGCTACACCAGCACCGGTTGCTTTTTGATATTCACCATTTAAAAAAGTATAATCGGTATTCACTGCAATCTGTCGGAGATGGGCACCGATTTGAAAATCTTTTTCATTCTGAACCGGTTGCATTTCATTCATATCAACCAAACCAGTGGTAGCATCAGCAACAATAGAACCTGGAACAGATTGTTTTGCATAGGAAATGCTTACTGATCTATGAAAAATCTGACAGGTATTGGTATCCTGACCACGAACATAAGTCCAGGGAGTAGGGGCAGTCAATGATGCTGTTTCAGTGATGGCTGGCTGGCTGGGACTTTCCAAGGCCCAAGGCTGCGCAAGGGGAAACTCAAAAGAACTTACGGTCCTGATTCCAGCACCTTGTAAACCACCAATCATATTTAAAAATGGGGTTTGATTTGCACCGATTAAATAAAGTTCACCAGTGTAGTTCGGACAATTCCACGAGGTACCTGCAGCTTCTGTATTAGCCATTTTACTTCTCCTTAAATAATTGGAGACTTTGAAATATTTAAAGGGCCTGCTCAATCGCAAAGATTTTATTCTTTAACGAAATTGCAAGCTGTGTTTGTCCATTTTTCAAAGCTTCCTTGTGTTGTGTTTTGAGGGTAGCCAGGTCATCTGGATCCCCCTGATTTCCTTTTCCGCCTTGTCCACCTGAACCACCACTTGAAGCAGCCAGAATACTATCTCGATTTGGATACTCGTCTATAATGATACCCATTGCTTCTTCAAATTCCGCCGGTTCACCCGGGTTCAATTTAGAATTTATGATATCACCATTGGCATGATAAGCCCGGAGAACTGCTTTGCCGTCATCGTCTTCCACCTTATAATATTTTCCAAAAGTGTCTTCTCCGATATCCGGCGGCAAAATCGTTTTCTTTTTTTCACCAACAAAGAAAGGAGATTGCGCAAATTTATTGGTTACCATCAATTTTCTGATAACACTATCTTTTTTCCCAACCACTTCCAAATGAGCATTATCCCGTTCATTTAAAACCTGGTCTTTTGCTGCCAGTTTGGCATCATAAGATTCCTTCATGTCAGCTTTCAATTTGTCAACCTTATCTGCTTTCATCCAGTCTTTATCATTGAAATTTTCAACCGTTGCCAATGCTTTGTCAGCATTTTCTTTCCATTCGGAAAGTTTATCTGCTTCAATGTTTTCAAAGATTTTATAAGTATCACGAAGATCACGATAATTATCCCGATCTTTTTTGTTCTGCTTTCCCAGTTCACCGATTTTCACATACATGCCGGCAGGATCAAGTGGCAAGTCTTTTTTGTCAGGATCCTGATCGTCATAATATACAATCTTTTTATCATCAGTGATCACCGGGGCATTTGTTTCTGCATCAAGCTTCATTACTAAAGGCATTTTGTACTCCTTGTCCATTCGGACGTTTTGGCGGCTTTCCTTATTCAAGGGAATAAGCCAGACCAATTAACTTACAATTAATTAAATTTAAAAAATAAAAAATCTTTGATTTGCAATTTTAAAATTGCGTATATCAAAATGAAACCAACGTGTCTCCTTTTCTATTGCCATTATATATTTAAATTCATTTCTCTCATTGTTTGTCATTATATACTTTATGATGTCTTTTACCAAATAATTTTTGAACGTACTATCTAACGCCCTACCAAAACAATGCTGTGACGTAAATGATGACCAAGAAGCACGAATGACCCCGGTTTGCTTGAAATGCTTAATATCAATTAATCGGATAGGATCCCTATATCCTCTTTCATCATTCGATCCACCCCATAGATAATTGTTTACCGTCATCTTTCCAAATAAACCCCGCAATTGAACTGCAGTCCATAAAAGCCTTGAATCGGTAAGTCTCCAAATTGTTTTATTTATGTTTTTATTTTTGTCACGATACTGGTCAACTATCCAGGGCGGAAAAATTTCTTCCGGCCTAAATATATTTGGATTTGGTATATAATATGCCATCAATTCTCCTTTACCAATTAATACACAGTTTCTGGGTCAGATTGTTCAGCAAATTTAATCACAATTGATCCCTGGCCCATTAATTCTATCATTCTGGTTGCCAATACAAAATCAGGTTCTCCCTGCCACGGTAAAACTGATTGATCAATATATTTATTAAACACTTTTTCGATTTCTGGTTCTTCCGATGATATAATGCCATTATCAATTATATATGTCCCATTACCATATTGAATTTTTATCATTTCTTCCCCCACATAATTTTTAATATAAATTCAAAATGACCCGGATCCTTCATAAAAAATTCATATGGATCACGCCCATCTGTTCAAGCCCCATTGAAACAAGTTCAGTCGCCCCACTAGCATAAAATTTACCACAATAATGACTAAAAAATCCATCTGACCATCCCATTTCCCTCGTTCCTTTATAAATAGGAGTAAGTGGATCACCGGCTGCTCTTTTCCTTAAAAAAGCATTAGCACGGGCTTTTAATCCAGGTATAGTAGTTTCTATATGATGTCCAAATTCATGAGTAATAGTCAAAGCATCAGCATTACCAACATACATGCCTGATGGTCGTGTAACACCCTTACCTTTCATTTCTTTACTGTAATATGCTCTTATACCAGATTGGTGATTCAAATGAATTTCAGGTATTTTCTTTAATACAGATGGATGTAATAAATCTTCAGTTTTAGATATAGCTTTTTTAAAATTATTAATTAAACTTGTACTTTTACCGGTTGGGTAGACGACCGAAATAGTGCCGCCTTTAGGTGGAATAATCCCTTTCAAAACCACTTCTTTAGTCATATCAGTCATTTGTTGAACTGGTCCATTTAAATCTCTTTTTACATCCCCAATGTCAGCAACCGCTTTCCAATATTTTTTCTCAAGACTCCTATATTCAGGCACTTTTTTAAACTCTCTATAATTAATATTAAGTTCGTCTTCAAGTTTATCTTCAAGTTTATTTTGTTCTTGCTTAATAGCATTTCTAATTTTGATTTTAGCATCTAATTCTTTTTGTAATTTATTAGCAGAACTTTGATACATCTTATATTCAGGACTTGCTTTTACTACCGCTAATTCTTTTTGAATTCTTTTTAAAGACGGAGCATTTGATACAATATCTTTACCAATAGTTTCTGGTTTCACAATTGGTTTTGGAACTGGTTTTGGTGAAACCCCTTTTTTCTGAATAAGTTGGATTATTGTAAAATCCCCTTCTGTTCTGCCAGCCAATATGGCAGCATTGACCCTGTGATTACCATCTGCCAATAAATAAGTTTTATCAGGTAATTGATAAACCCGTGGTAATCCGATCTTTGCATATTCGACATCACTAAATTCTTTGGCCATCTGAATAGTTCGTTCTTGTTCAATAGTTGATTGGTATGTTTTAAGTTTATTAAAAGGTAATTTTTTAGTTATTGGCATTTGACACTTGCTATCCCCCCAAAATATCAATAAATTTATCACGTCTTGATATATCAAATGCTGTGGTATCCTTAAAGGTTGGTAAAGATGTTTTACTTGGCCATTTTTGTTGAACTAAATTAGAGGATAACTTAGTACCATCTTCCGTAAAACGGGTAAGCAATGTTGGTTCTTTTTTAATTGGTTTCACAATTGGTTTAACAATCACTTTATTTTTTTTTAATTGGATTGCCTTTTTTATCCAGTCTCCACAATTTATCAAGCATCTCCTGCTCATCTTCTTCCAACCATTTTTTACGAACAGGTTGCCAATGATGACGGCAATTATATCCCCCTCTTTTAGTCATAGCTGGTCCGCTTTTACCTTGCCACTTAAAATTCCATGAATTAATCATTGTTCTTGTATATGGATTACCTACCCGCCTGCGGCAAAAACGCCTTGATTTGCTCATCAGGGTGCCCATATAAATAAAGGTATCCATTCCAAGGTCTTCAGCTTTTTTAAGCATTACTTCATTGTGATAATTCATTATCATATCACGGGCGTATAATCTGGCATATTGAGCAAGGGAAGAACCAACCACCCCTTTGGCTGCAGATCCCAATATTGCTTGCCTGATTTCACTTTCTAAATCAGAAAACTTGCCCCCGGCCAGGACATTATCATAAACAGATTGAACTACCTTTTGCTTTGCTGTTTCTCCAATACCAAGAAAATCAGAATAATATCCATCACGCAAAACCTGAGTCATTGTTTCATCAACATCACCAAATTTAGCTGCTTCACCAATCGTCTTGAAATTTGTTTTTATATCGGCATGGGCAGATTTAAAATCTCGAACAATTTTTCTGGTATGATTATTAAAATCAGAATAAAAAAACTTTTCTATTTTTACTTGAAGTTTCTGTGCAACTCCTAAATTGGCCTTTAATCTCATAAGTTTGCCGGTATCATCCATTTTCAAAACATTCAATGAATTAAGAATATCGGTTTGCAAAGTTTTCATTGAATTCTGAACCATAGTGATATGCTTCTTTTGACGAGCCTTTAACCATTCATCAGAATCCCGTGCTGCCTTTGTAATTTCCTTTTTTGAAGCCATAGGTCAATTACTCCTCGTCATCTTCTTTCATGCCTTTATCAATAATATTTCTTGTTCCAGGGTTATCTTCATCATCTATTTCACCAGTAGTACTTTCCCCTGGTTCCGGCATTTTATCAACGGCATCATCAATTTCTTGATTTATTAAATTCTGGTCATCTTCGGACATTGATGGCAGAACCTGTTTTGCAGTCTGCTTTTGTAATAATCCATTAAAGGTTTTAGACATGACTATTGTTTTTGCCGTCAAAGCATTTTCAAGATCTGCCGCTACATCCTCTACATTAAACGATTTGGATCGACCAAAATTTACTTCTTCCTTATATTTGTCCCAAACTTCTTCCCATTTAAGCCAATATTCAAGTATCTTGTTTTCTGCCTTTTCAAGATTCATAGACTTAGCCACCAAAATAGAATTAAGTATTTGAAATTCTGCCTTGAGGGCTACTCCGCTTTTGGCCTGAGTAGAAACTTCTGTTCCGGCCAACCCACCGATATTAGCCGACCGATATATTTCACCCACCTTGTGTTCCATTGTTTTTAGAATACTGGATATTGCTTTTTCAACTTCTGGGGTAAGCCATTCCGGTTTTGATTCTGGGTATTCTGGATCATATTCTACTACTGACTGGACAGATACTTCATCATCTTGTTCAAGTGCTTGTTTCTTAGGATCAGCATCTCTTTTTGGCTTCATAAGCATTGGAAATGCCGCAAAATTAATAATTTCTTCGATTTGTGATGCATTCTTGACTAATGATATATCAATCCTGGCAATCTCGCTTAAATCACTTTCTCCAATTCCTTGTTTATCTGTTTTCAGATTGTAATACCATATAAAAGGAATAAACCCTAATTTATTATCTCCCTGGCTTATGGGTTCAACCACTTCACCTCTTGAACTTGGAATGGTCACAGGAATTGGTTTTGACCCTGGGGCTGCTTTGGCTCCAGTGATTTGACTATTTGATGAACCAGCAGATAATGAAACAATAGAAACATTGGGAGCTTCCGGTCGGCCTTCTGAATCTGTAATCTCATATACAGCCCATGTATCTTTTGTCCAGATTCTATATCTGCCATCTTCATCAAGCAATTTTAAATAACTTAAATATGGTCGGTAAAATTCATCTTTTTCAAATTTCCAGTCGAGGATTGCCGGTGGATGATACGCGGCAATATACGGGTATACCTTGGCATCTTTTTGTTCTTTAATTGTTTTAAATTTAACAGGGCTTTTATCAATCAAAATACCCATATGTCCTTGTATAGATGCATTCAAAGATAAACTGGATATAGTGGCATCATATGAATCACCATATAAATTAGCATCTTTAAAAAACATAGTCCAAAACTCATTCTTTTCAATCTTTTGAAGTTTCCTGCCTTGAGGGGGCTTATTCAAAAGGTGATAGGTGAATATACCAGAGACTGATTTTGAATAAGCAAAGGAATACAAATCTTTGATTCTCCGGGTGTAAGCAATGTCTGGTTCCCTTTCATGTTGTGGAATATAATTACCCCTTACAATTGCGTCAATCCCTTTATAAGCAGCCATATAAAGTTTCCAAAGGGCTAAATTTATTCTATACTCAAGATGAACAGATTTAATTTCTTCTCTATTTAAACCGGCCATTATTTTCTCCTAAATTTATTATATTTGTTTAATTATTAATTAATTGTAGTGTGCCCCTCAAGAATTACTTCCAGTAAGGCCAACCCATCAATATCATCTTGAATGAGCACTTCCAAATTATCGTTTTGTTCAAGTCTAAGTGCTACCCCCATTTTATTTTGACCAGCAAATGTCAAACGGCAGACAAACCCATTTTTTCCTTGCTGTGGATTAGTGGCAACATAAGCAGTAAAATCATAAGCAATATTTGCCAGATCTGCATTTGTTTTAATATTAAATATATTTGTAGTTACCGTAGGGGTCACTTTCCTAAATACCATTCCTCTTGTTAATGCTGTCAAATCACCAAATTTAGTTAAATCAACCAAACCATCAGTAACACAAGTAAATATCATTCGGGTAATATCCACCGCTGACGGAATACTGGGGGCACCTGTTCTTAATGTAAAAATAATCGGGGTTGGATCACCATCTACCGCCATATTGATATTACTTGAGGTTACTTCTGATCCAGCAATGTAATCAAAATCAATAGGAGTATCCAGATTAACTGTAGTACTCACCACTGATAAAATTGTTCCAAAATAATAACGATCTGCATTTGAATTAATTATCCGTATATGTTGATTAGCAACCAATCCAGTGGCAGATACCACTTCAAATGAATAATCCCCTTTATTAGCATGAGCAGCAAGAGTTGTTAATAACAATTGCTGAACCATTGGGAGAATCAATACAGGAGTTGTTTGATCTTGTACGTTGATATCCTGAGAACCATCATCAGCAATTTTTAATCCCCTGGGCCTGCCGTCAACATCTTGAATTGAAACCATTTTTGCATATCCAGTTGTTGTAAATATAACCAACAAAAATATCATCATACACCTTGTTATAAATCTTATTAAAGTTTTCATTTTCCCTCCTTTTACATTTTTATCGATAAACTTGTATATTAAAAAGAATCCATTTTATTTGATTTAACAAATAAAATTAAAAAAAAGGGGGGGGGG